GGGCGTGGCGCCCAACTTCGACAGGATGGAGCCGTATGCCCTCAAGGCGCTGATCCCGATGTCAGGAGACGACTCAATCCGGACGCACAGCACGCACGCAACATGCAACAGCGCACGATGCGAACGGGTCAGCCACGGCAGCTCGGCTCGAAAAGTCTCCCACGCCTCGCGCTGCTCCAGGTTCATGCTCGCGGGCGGATCGCCAATAGCAGACGTCTGCAACGGCGCACGGCGGCGATGCCGCTGCGGATTCTTGCTGGCAGCGCCCGATACCTCGGCCTTGCTTCGGGGAAGTCGCTGGCGTGGCATGGTCTAACCTCGTGCTTTCAAATGTGGATGGAAAATAAAACAACCCCGGCCGGTCTGCGGCGCGCGTGCTGGCAAGGATTCTTGCCCCCCATCCCGTGCGAAAGAACAGGGCGCCCGAAAGCGCCCCGTGTCGCGTCACCGCGCGGAAATATTGACGCGGCCGCGACTGCCGCGGTTGTTACGAGCACTCACGGCTTGCCCGGCCGCGCTGACAAAATCCGAAAGCGCGCGGCAATGCGGGACACTCCCCGCAATCAGTTATCGCGCTTCGACGCCAACTGCCCAGCTCAGCGTACTGCCGAGCTTCGGCGTCACCGGCCCTTGCCACTTGCCACGCGCATCGACGCGCATCGTCATCCGCGCGCCGATCTCGTCGGTAGTCCAGTGCGCGCCGATGTCCGTCATGAACGTCGCCTCACGGCGCATCGCGATGAGGTACTGCGAACGATCCACCAGCGTGATATCGCCAACATCCCCGACAACCGGCGCTTTCTCGGTGAACAGCAGCGGACGCGACAGCAGCCGGAACTGGCCGTTGTCCTCGTTCAGCACCGGCACGTGCTGCTGCCCGGCGGTCACCGGCACGCTGAGCTGCAGCAACTGCGGCAGCGTCGTTTGCGACGCGATCCACACACTGTTCGCGAAGCTCGCCGGATGCAGGCGCGCGATGCAGTTGACCAGGTTGGCGTAGACGACGGTGTCCGCGGATTGGCCGCTCTCCGCAGCTACCTGGATGTACGCCGGATCATTGATGAATCCCAACGGCTGGCCGACGCCTGTCCCGGAGATATAGGCGAGATCCTCGTAGAACGCGACCGCTTTCGCGAGCGCGTCCATGAAGTCGCGAACGAACGTGGGCGAGTCCTCGGACAGCTCGCTCGTGATCTTGCTCCAGATCCCGAGCTTGCACGCGCGCATCGACAAATAGCGGGCAGTGCCCTTCTGAATGTCTGCCGTCGCGCCCTCGCCCATCCAGTGGCCGACGAAGCCGCCGATCCCGGTGGTGTGATCCATGAAGTCCCAGATCGGAACCATCGCGGCGTTGGACGCGATCGGCGCGACGTTCGCACCGGCTCGCATCACGCCCAGCTCGAGCGCCGCGTCCATCACGCCGCTGAGCACCACGCCCGGCACAAAAAAGCCCCCATCCGCGCCGATGCCCTCAGACTGCCCGGCAGTGTCGCGTACAAGGCGCGGATCCATGCGCCCGCTGTGCATCGCCGCCAGGAACTCGCCGGCACCGCGCCAGCCTGCGCGATCCCGCTCAGCGCCCGGGAACATGTTGTTCCATGCGCGGCTGTCCGTGCCCTGAATCACGCGCTGCGCCTCGGGCGCCCCGGGCTGAGCATCACCCATCTGCCGATTCACAGGACGCGAAACACGCGGATTGCGCACCGGCACGGACATGTCCACCATATCGTTGGGGTCGGTCTTGCGACCGGCGTACAACGCGTCCAGGTCCGGCGCCGGGGTGTCGTCGATCGCGCCGTCGATGCGGTTGAACTGCGCGAGCAGGCTCGCCATTGCCTGTTCTTCGGCATCGGTCAGCGATCGGCGCTGTGCCTTCGCTGAATCGTCCAGCGCTTTCGCGGCGTCGTGGATGACGAGCAGCGCATCGTGTAGCGGTTCGCCGGCTCGCGGTGCCGGGCGCCGCGCCCTGGGCATGTTGAAGATGAAATCGCGCTGCGGGTGCGCGCGTAGAAACGCCTCGATGGCGTCCATCGAATGATGGTTCTGCATGGGTTTAACCCTCTCGCAATCGACGCGTGCAGCGCCGACGTGAAACACGCTTTTCATGTTGCGATCGTGAGTGCGCGATCGCGGTGTCAAACGTCGTCCGATGCCCAGCGCCTCGCCCGGGGCGGGCTCAAAACCCTGCCTACATCCGGGGGCGAAAAGAGCCAACGCCATATTACCGCGGCCCTGATCAGCCGTCCAGTCCTGTGCAGCCGATCAGCAATCACTGAAGCGTGCCCGGCGCCGCGGCCGGCACGGTCTCATGCTGCTGAAGCTGCGGCAGCGTCGCGCGCGCGATTTCAACAGGCTCGGCGCCCGGCACACACGCCAATAGCACCGCACTGCCGCGCCCGAGCTGCGCCAGCACGGCCAGGTCCGTGTCCGGACGTTGAAGCGCCGCGGCGGCAACCTCTCGCCCCTCGGGCGTCGCGCGTTGCAGGGCCTCGTCAGTCCAGGCGGTCAGAGCGCGCAGTAGCGCGAGGGTGGTGTCGTTGGTGTCGTTGCTCATCGGGTCAACCTCCAGGGGAAAACTGTGTGGACAATGAAAATTCACGCGGGCTATCTCTGCTCGACGGGGCGACTGGTGTGGAGGATCGCGCGCTCCACCTATTTCGCCCCCCGTGCCGGTCAGTTGAAGAAGCGATCAGACGGATCTGCATCATCCTCGGTCGCATAGCTGACCTTGACCTCGTCCACGGGCGTGGCGCCCAACTTCGACAGGATGGAGCCGTATGCCCTCAAGGCGCTGATCCCGATGTCAGGAGACGACTCAATCCGGACGCACAGCACGCACGCAACATGCAGCAGCGCACGATGCGATCGCGTGAGCCACGGCAACTCAGATCGAAACGTGGCCCATGCCTCGCGCTGCTCGATCGTCATGCTCGGAAACGGGTCGCCAACTCCGCCTGTCTGCAACGCCGCGCGGCGGTTGCGGTGGCGTTTCGGATTCCTGGATGCAGCGCCGGATATCTCGGCGCGTGCTGGTGGTAAGCGATGTCGTGCCATGGGCGTTTACCTCGTGCTCTCAATCGTGGACGGAAAGAAAAGCGGATGGCGCCGGTATGGAGAAACGGCCATCTACAGGTATTCCGACCTGCTACCCCCGCGCCGCGCTCGTGGCTGCTCATGCCAGCACCCGAGCTGCTTCAGCTCTCGGCATCCAGCCCACGAAGGAGTCGCAGGATGCGCACACCAGCGATGCAGCGTGCGGACCTTTGCCCGGCCCTGCCCGGGTGGATGTGGAACCGCACCGCTTGCACCCGGCTGGCCGCTTGGCCTTCTGCTTCGACTTGCGCCAGCGAATCTTCCACGACGTATCTAGGTTGATCGTGCGCGTGCTCGGGGACCGCGACGGAATCGAGCGCCATGGGTACGGGCACTTGAACTCCAGATTGCCCAGCAGTTGCGCGTAGGCAGTGCGGGCAGCCTTGTCGGTGTCCTTGCCGCGCGCCTCGTGCAGCCCTCGCAGTTCGAGGTAGAGGTTGCGGTAGTCATCGCGACTCATGCCTCGATGATCATCTGCATCCTCGACCAGTTCGCCTGGCTCGAAGTGCACGACGTTGGCGCGGGTCAGTTCGTGCCCGCATTCATGGCAAACGCGCTGCCCCGGTGACAGCACAGCCCGGCATTCCGGGCACGGGTAGCAGTCGCTGCTGTGCGAGGGCACCTTGCGGTCGCTCTTGGCGTCGATCTGTGACAGCTCGGGCGGGTCGAAGTCCTCGACCTTGCCGTGCCGTAGCACATTCCCGGCATGGTCCAGCACCAGTGCATCCACCTTCCCCGGATACGGACGCATCGCACGCCCGATCTGCTGGATGTGTAGCGACAGCGACAGCGTAGGGCGCGCGAGGATGGCGCAGGATGCGACCGGCTCATCGAAGCCCACGGCCAGCACCGCGACGGAACACAACACCCGTGTGTGCCCGGCCCGGAACCGCTTGAAGATGCCGGCGCGGGTTTCCTCGTCGGTGCGGTGATCGATGTGTTCGGCACTGACACCAGCACAAGCGAACTCGTCGCACAGTGCCTTGCTGTGCGCGATGTCCACGGCGAACGTGATGGTCTGCCGGTCCTGCGCCCGCTCGATCCAGGTGCTAACGACATCTCCGATCAACGTCCTGTTACGCATCAGTGCAGACAAGGCGCTGGTGATGTAATCGCCGGTAGACGCGACGCCCACCGATCGCAGTGCATCGCGAAGATCGTCACCATGCGGCACAAAGCAGCGCGCCGGCACCAGGTGCCCGGCCTCGATCAAGTGCCCATAGCTCGGACCGCGCACCAGCGCACCGAACGTCAGCCCCAGCCCCTGGCGCAGCGGTGTGGCCGACAGACCCAGAATCCGCGCGTTCGGGATGTGCTTCACGATCTCATCGTGGTGTTTGAATCGGATGTGCGCTTCGTCCAGAACTACCAGCGTCACGCGCTCGAGGAGCTGGCGAACGTCATCATGGTCCCAGCGAGCGCGCAGCGTCTGGATGGTGGCTATCACTACCGGCTCATAGCCGCGCACGTAGGAGTCCTCGCCGCGCAGCAGCCCGGTCAGCATCCCGTACTTGCTGGCGTAGCGTTGCCGGGTCTGGCCAGCCAGCGTCTTTCTATCGACCACGAACAGCGTGCACGCCTCGGACTGCGCCAGATGCACCGCGATCTCGGTCTTGCCCGCTCCAGTCGGCATCCACGCCAGCACCGCGCGATGCTGCATCCACGCTTGCCGGATGCCGTTGACGACGCCCTGCTGATAGTCGCGCAGGATCAGGTCAGCCATGGTCCCGACTCCATGCGAGCGAGCAGAACTCGTCGGCATCGCCCCAGAGGATCATTACGTCGCGGATCGTCCTGTCCGCACAGTGAGCGTGCGAGCAGTGCCAGGTCGGCCAGCCGGTGTTCGAGGTGGTCCATATCACCGTGTCGGAGCCGGTGACGGGCGACTTTGTCGTGTGCTCGTTGTGCCATGGGCAGATGACAGCGTGCTTGCCCTGCTGAATCTCCCGGATGTAGGCGCCGTGCGACTGGAACCAGGCGACGACATCCAGCGTGCTGTAGTCGCCGTGCCCATCTACTCGACCACGAGCACGTCGAACTGCTACCTGCTCGCGCTGCACGATCGGGGACAGCACGTTGGCGGTGCGTTCCACGGTCGCGGCCTTGACCGGCTGCCATGCACCAGCAGGTAGACGGATCTCGGCGCGACGGTGCGGCCGGTCTGGTGTGGTGTCGCCTTTGCGGTTCCATGTTCCGTACAGGCGCCAGATTCGACCGGGATTGCGCACCACGGGGTCGAAGTCCACGCCCAGCGCATCCAGGTCCTCGCGGAGCTTGCCGCGCAGGCCGGCGTACAGTGCCGCGGCGCGTTGACGCCACAGCGCCGCAGCGGTGATGCAGCAGCGGTACACGGCGTGCGCTCCGTTCCCGGACATCCCTAGCGCCGGCACCGGCCAGCCATGCGCGGTCAGCGTGCGCACCACCAGGTCGCGGGCCTTGATCGCGTTGACCAGCTCCTCGGCGGTGCTGGCCGTACCTGCCGGCCGGCGAGGGTCCAGGTCGAACACGATCCGCGTTATCACGGTGATGTCGTCGTCCCGGATGGCGCGCGAGCCCATGCAGTTGATGGCGCGGACGTTCGGCCGGTTCAGCGAGGTATACAGATTGCCGTCGCCGGCACGCTCCCGGATCGCGTCCTCAAGCGGCTCGACCTTGTCGAACGTGCCCGATTCCCAACGATCCCCGGTC